GATGAACCCGGCGTCGTTATTAGGGGCATTTACGAAGGCCAGTCACATGTGGTCCTTGCTGGATCTGGAAAAAATGTATATGTTGATGGTATGGATAAGATGAGAAAACATCCTAATTGTAAAAAGATAATATTATATTTGTATATGAAAGATAAGCATACAAAAAGGAAATGGGAAGGTTATAGTGATCTTAAGCAAACTAAAAAGGGAGGAATTAAAGTAGTAACAAAAAGAGGAGATAAGGAAAAACTGAATGATAGATTTACTTATACTTTAGGACGTTGGAATATGGGAATGGAAGAAGAATTTCATGTAACACATGAAATAAAAGAGTTAGATTACCTTAGACCTAAAACAACAGAGGGAACAAAAGTAGATGAAAATACTTGACATCTGTTCACTTTTATGAGATAATCATAGAGTCCCTAAAAGCTTTTAAATAATAAAAATGAAGCACTATTATGACTAAATTACCTGAAGATTACGAAGAGATGTTATCATCTATGGTTGAAGATTTGGATGGAACTATTCAACAATTAACCACATTTGATAGCACAGGTAGAACAAGTAACAAAATTGTTATCGAATACAATGTAAAACAACAGGAGAGAAAATGACATCACCTATACCATCTTGGGAAAGAAAAGAGAAACGAAGAAACCAAGTTAAGTCTAAATTCTATTACATATTCTGGGGATTAGCGACAGCAAGTGTATTCGCTGGTCAGTTATATGTTGGATCTGGATATAGACAAATGGCAAGAAGTTTCAATAGAATTGTTGATAGTATTATAGTAGAATTGGAAAGATCGTATGAAAATAAGCAGAGATTCTATTGATGAAATATTACAATAGAGGACATCATATAGATAACTTATATGATGAAATTAGAGTGGTACGAGAACAATTATTAAATAGAATTGAGATGTTAGAAGATGATGTAGATTACCTAATGGAGGAGAATAAGTATTACTCTAAAGAGATATATCAGTTGCAAAATGATATAAATAGTCTACTTGCAAATATAACAAGAAGACGAACAAATGAAGGATTGGAGTTTAAAGAAGGCAGCAAAGAAGTTAATAAAAAGAGCAAAGAAACACCCTGAATGGTATAGCGAACACGACATCTATTATGCAAAACAAGTTAAGAAACAACTCAAACTTGAAGAACGAGAGTCTACAAGTAAAACAAAATAAGGATGGTTCATTTACATTTGAATGGGATAAAAACGATCCTAGTTATCAATTTCTAAACAACTTGACACAAGAACAGATCCAAAGTATAATACTAAATGATATGAACTCTCGTTAATTATGAAGAAACACAATCATTATTCTCTTGATGCACTTGATGAATGGATACAAGATTCTCTCAATTCTGATGCAGAACCAGAAGAGATTTATGATGCAATAGTTACTGCTATTGATGATAATATAAAGTATCACGAAGCGTGTGTAAGAGCAAGTAAGAGGTTAATGTTGTTAGTTAAGAGGACAAATAGACGACAAAGTGATAATGAAAGCAATGTAATTGCACTGAAAAAGTAATAACAACAGCTAGCCAGTTATCAAAGTGTCCACTAAATCCCCCACCGAGGGGATTTTTTGCTATTATATAAATGTTGAGGGATCTCAACACCATTTAGGCAAGGGTCTATGGTTGTCTCAATTCAGTTGAGAAATTACGCCCTGTAAGTCCTACACACAACAACGAGGAGATGGATGTGCCTCTCGGTTCGCAACCGAAGAAAGAACTAACATCCCACGTGTTTTTTATTATGAATTAAATGGCAACTCGTTCTCGAATTGGTTTACGATTAGCAGATGATTCTATTCTATCTGTTTATCATCACTGGGATGGTTATCCACAGTGGTTAGGTGTTACTTTAAGAGATAAGTTTAACACAAAAGAGAAAGTTGCAGAGTTAATTGATGGTGGAGATATATCTTGTTGTGATTCTGATAGTAATTGGAATCTCGAAAAGGTTGATCTTCATGTTCAGTATTATAATGACAGAGGAGAAAATACTGAACCGAGATTAGATCTCACTGAGCAAGATTTCTTCGCTAATAATGAAGAATATGCTTACATCTTTGACAATGGTGTCTGGGAATGTTATGATTTACATTATGACAAACCAGTTAGAAAAGAAATTCCAGAGGAGGTAGAAGTATGAACAGCGAAAAACACTTCATCAATAAGACTGATGAAATGCTGGAGAAGTTCATAGAAGAATGTGAACAAGAAGCAGCAAAATTAGAAATCACTGTTGATTATTATCTTGCGGAGTTTATTTAATTATGTTTGCTTATCTTGGATTACTTATTGTAATTGCTATCGTTGGATTTGTTCTCTATATGAAATATTACGATCCAACTTCTTGACATTAAATACCCTATCATTTATAATGGTAGGGTATTTTACTACATATAATGAGATAGATTAAAACAAATGACTAATACTCCACAACAAGAATTAAAATACAAGATCATTCAGCAAGCATCTAATGGTTGGCACTTGATTGAAGATCAAGCACAAAATCTAACTAAAGGTCAATGTGATCGTATGTTAAAAAGATATATTAGAGATGGTGAAAATCCTAATGATCTCAAGGCAGTATTGCAGGATGATGTAAGATTCCCAACTGGATCAAAAACAGATAAGGGATGGTTACCTACAAATCTTCTTTAATTTTTAACTCAATAAACAATCAATCATGCCTGAACAATATGAACCAGAAGTTGATGATTATGTTATTTGGCAACATCCTGATGGATCAATAGATGAGGGATGGGTATATTTTAAGGGTGATAAACCTGATAATGAAAAAAGAGTTAAGTATGGATGGAACCCAGTTCCAAGATACATTACAATAGAAACTGGTGTTAGACCTAAACCTGATTGTGAATATTCTAAAAATGATCCCCACAAATATATTCATACATTATTATTATGTTATGATTCATATTGGCATGAATTAAAGTTTATTAAAAAACGTGAGAGTCCTATTGTTCAGCATTATGCACAGTATGATGATAGAACATAAGGGGGGGGACGTTTAAATTGTTCTTATTATATAATTAAGATTTAAAATCCATGAAACCATCTGAAATTTTTAAACAATTAGCAGAATTGAGAGAACAAGTTAAGAATCAAGCATTTAAGTTTACTAAGGAGCAGCAAGCAGAGTATGATCGCTTGATTGGACTCCGTAGGGAAAGAGTTAAGTTTTTTTACAAAAATGGATTAGTCCATAAGGGTGGTGCTACAATTAAGAAAACAACTGAAACTCCTAAATAACTAAAACCCATTTTTTGCTGATGAAAACCTTTAAGCAATTTGTTCTTGAGGCATATGATCCTGAGATTCAGGGTAGGTCACAGATCCGTAAACAGGGTCAAGGTGGAAGAGTAGGTGCTGAAAGGAAGAAATCAGAACCAGAAAAGCGTAGAGTTAGAGCAGCAGGTGGTGGTAAATCTGAACCTGCTAAAACATATAAAGCAAGAAAAGATATTGGTACTCAAAGACCAAGATCTACTAGGGAGCAGCAACCAACACAAGCAAGAGGAAGTGCTGCATTATCAGCAAAAGAAGCACAAAAGAAAGCATATTTGGAGCGTAAAGCTAAAGAAAAGGGTGCTAAAACCAAGTCAGCATCCGAACTCTTAGCAAAGAAACCAAAGGCAAAAGTAGATCCTAAGTATAAACCACAAAAAGCATCAGGTTTAACTCATCGTGAAAGATTAAATTTGGTGAAAAAAGGTGAAAAGAAACTTAGAGATTTAAGATTAAAATCAACAGGTAAGAGTAAAGAAAGTGAATTAAAATATCCTGTAACTCAGAAAGAAATAACAAGAAGAAATAAGCAAAAGAAATAAGGGGGGGTCGCCTAAACTGTCCTTATAGTGTACTTGTAAGCGTCCCTATGGCGTGAAAATACCTTTTATGGTATAATTTACTTAATGGTTATTATTTAATGATCCAACTTCGTGAACATCAAACAGAGACACTTAATCGTTTAAGTGAATATAATAAGGGTCAAGTCATTGTGCCTACTGGTGGTGGCAAGACCATGTGTATGATAAAGGATGCTATTAGAGAATTTGATAGTGGTTTTAAAACTATTGTTGTAGTTGCACCTCGTATATTATTAGCAAACCAGTTATCATCTGAATTTTTAGAAGTTATAAGAGAAAAGTATAGATATGTTCAGGTAATGCACGTTCATAGTGGAGAAACTCATCACTTTAGCACAACTTCACCAGTAAAGATTGCTGAGTGGAGTAGATTTAGTAAAGGTAATAAGATTATATTTACTACCTATCATTCTCTACATAGAATAAAGCAAAGTTATGCTCATATAGATACAATTTACTTTGATGAGGCACATAACAGTGTACAAAGAAACTTTTACCCTGCTACTGAACATTTTGCAACTAGAGATAACAGCAGGTGCTTTTTCTTTACTGCTACTCCTAAGCATAGCACTACTGTTGAGAAACCAGGAATGAATAATGAGAAAGTTTATGGTAAAGTAATAATAAATGTACCAGCACCTAAGTTAGTGAAAGAAGGTCATATATTACCACCTAAAGTTGTAATTAAGAAGATAGATGTTCCTGATGATAGTAGATTTAGTTATGAGAAAGATTGTGACCATGTTATATCAACTATGGATGATATTGATACTGATAAAGTATTAATCTGTGCAAGATCTACCAAACAAATTGTTAATTTAGTAGCACAATCTAAGTTGGTGGATGAATTATCTTGGAGGGGATATTCGTGGATGTATATTACATCAAAGACTGGTGCAATTATAGATGGTGAAAAGGTTAGTCGTGAAGAATTTTTTAATGTACTTAATGTTTGGGGTCAAGATGATACTAAAAGATTTGTAGTATTACATCATAGTATATTATCTGAAGGTATTAACGTGAAAGGATTAGAAGCAGCATTATTCTTAAGAAATATGGATTATATTAGTATTAGTCAAACTATTGGTAGAGTAATAAGAAAAGGTAGTGAATCAAAAACTTATGGTCTTGTTGTGGTTCCATGCTATGATAAGGTTGGTATATCTACATCACGTAAAGTTGAGGCAGTTGTTGATACTGTGTTCAATAAAGGTGAACCCGCTATTTCTACTATTAGGAGGTAATTATGAAGGAATGGTTTAATCTAAATGAAAATACTCCGTGGATTAAAGGATATGAGGATGTAAACTCAAATCCTGTATATAAACATTGTAAGAATCCTAATAAGTGGGAGGTGAAATCTAATAGGTTAATTGTATCATATTATGGAAATGGTGGTGCAATAGATATTAGACTTATGGATACTGATAAGGATTTACAACATCAAATAAACATTACTATTGATGATGGTAAATTAAAAGCAATAGTATCGGAGCAAACTAAATGAGAGATACAATATTATTTGGAGATTGTCTCGAAACACTTAAACAATTCGATGAAAAAGCTAGGTGTTGCATTACATCTCCACCTTATTATGGTTTAAGAGATTATGGAGGGGAGGATTATCAGATAGGACTAGAAGAATCTCCAGAAGAGTATATTCAAAAATTAGTATTAGTATTCCGAGAGGTGCGTAAAAATCTAACAGAAGATGGAACATTGTGGTTGAACATTGGAGATAGTTATTATAACTATAGACCAGGAAAAGGTCAATCATTAGTTAAACAAACTGTTTCTAACAGTAAGCAAGATTTACCAGACAAATGTTCAAGACGAGGTAATAAATTAGAAGGGTTAAAAGAAAAGGATTTAATCGGTATTCCGTGGATGTTAGCATTTGCATTAAGAGCAGATGGATGGTATTTAAGACAAGATATTATCTGGAATAAACCTAATCCAATGCCAGAAAGTGTGAAAGATAGATGTACTAAATCACATGAATATTTGTTTCTATTAAGTAAAAATAAGAAGTATTATTATGACCATGAAAGTATAAAAGAGAAAGCAGTTGGTGAAAGATGGGGTGGAAATACTCCCATTAATTTAGATAAAAGTAAAGATAAAGATAATACTTTTTCAGGTGTAACTAGACCTAGAAAAATGATATATGATAAAAGAAATAAAAGATCTGTGTGGAATGTAACAAGTAAATCATATAAAGGTGCGCACTTTGCAACTTATCCACCTGAATTAATCATACCTTGTATTAAAGCAGGTTCAGCACTAAATGATACTATCCTCGACCCATTTATGGGCAGTGGTACAACTGCAATGGTAGCAAAATCATTAGGTAGGTATTACTTAGGGTGTGAATTACACGAGGATTATGGTCATTTAATAGAGCAGAGAGTGAGTGAATATAGTGTGCCAACTGAGGAAGTGGCACAGAATGGACTGACAACACTGCTGAATGATGTATAATAGTATTGTTGAGGCAACGAGACTGAGTTAGTACCTGTAATTAGACTCAGTAAATGGGTTAGCATCAGGTGAAGCACCTCTTGAGCATACCACACCCCTTGTAAACGACACTACTTTTTATTATGTCACTTGATTCATCTAACGCAGTTTCTTATAACTTTGCGGAGTTCCTACTTGAGAACGCAGATACAGCAGCAGATGTATTAGCAGTTCTTGATGATGTTGCGGAGGTGCAAGAGACCGCTTTATAAACTGGCACAAACATGCCCCCATCTCCTGTTGGGGGCATTATAATAATTACATACACAACAAAGGAGATTCAAATGCCAACAGTTCTTACAAGAGAAGAGAGAGAGCAAGTGGTTGCGGATCTTGAAAACAGAATCCTTAGATGGACAAATCAGTTATGTATCTCACTTGCTGAGAACTACAAGCAGTATCATAGAAGAATGATTGAATCTAATGCTGCAAGGTTTAATGCTGATGGTAGTAGAGCAGATCTATCACGCTATGCACAACAGCAATTAAATGAGTTAAATGAGGGTACATTCAAAGGAATGAGATTTACCATAGAGGAAGGTAGAAAGTATTATAAGATCATATCAAATGACTGGGATGAGCGTAGAAAAGAGTGGAATAGTGGTGGTGTTCACGCATTTGTGAATAAGAAAACTGGTGAGATCTACAAACCAGCATCATGGAAATCTCCAGCAAAGCATGTTAGATACGATCTAAGAGTTATTAGAGATCGTGAGTATGTGCTTGATCCACGCAACTGCGGATGGGCAGGTGGTTATCTTTATATGAGGTAATCACTATGCTTGTAAATCTAAACAAAGATGAGATGGGGCTAATTCTCCATCTCTTACAGGAGTATGATTTAGATGGTAATGGTAATTTAGGATTTGATCCTGAATATAGGGAAGACCTTAATAGTCTTCAATCTAAATTAGAACCTTTACTTGATGCCTGTGAGTGTCAAGCACAAAAACAACAGGAGGATTAAATGTTACATCTTATCGCACTATTCGCTATTTGTGCTATCGTATCTGCTATGATAGTTTTAACGGTTTACAATCCACATCACCATTAAAATGAATTTCAAACCTATTACACCACGCACCCGATCAAGGTCTAATGGTAAGTGGATTAAGTGTCCACATTGCTCTCAAACTAACAAAGTATATCACTTTAGTTGGTCAGCATTAGTTTGTTTATGTTGTAGAGAGAGTGTAGAAAAATATGAGTGGGGTGTAGAGGCATGAGTAATCAACTGACCAGTAAAGAAAAACTTCTATTCATTCTGTCATTCTTATGGACACTACATTGGGGAACAAGAGTCGTATCTATCGTAGTGGATACGGTTATTCTAAACGCAGGTGTGAGAGCGTTACCAACTGGTTTCTAAACACTTTCCTACCCAGACATCATATTGATGTAACTATCACTCATAGAGGGTTGATTAGAGAGGATGCAATGGGTTTCTGTGATTGGATAGGAACCTCACATAACCCAAGAGATTTTGAAATACAGATGCAGTCCAATATGGATGCTAAAATGTATATTGAAACTCTATTGCACGAACTTGTGCATCTACGTCAATGGGTTGAAGGCACATTAAAGATGAAGAGTGGTAAGTTTGTATGGAAGGGTGAGGACATACATCATATTGATTATATGAATCAACCTCACGAAGTTGAAGCATTTAGAGAAGAAGGTATTCTATACCGCAGATATATGAAAGAAGTGAAGGGTGTGACAGTTCAGGAACCTACACACTACTTCCCCAATAGATTAATTCAGTCTCTATAATAAGAGTATGAAAAACACCCACATTGAACACCCCGAAGATTCTATCCTTACAGGAGATCTATCGGTATTGGATTGGTTCTGTTCTATGAAGGGTGCTAAGGCATCATTAAAGATAGACGGAGCTCCAGCAGTAGTATGGGGAACAAATCCTGCTACTGGAAACTTTTTTGTTGGCACTAAGAGTGTATTCAACAAAGTAAAACTTAAGATTAATGAGTCACATGATGATATTCGTCGCAATCATCCTGATCCTGATCTTAGAAAGAAACTACATGCTTGCTTTGATTATCTACCTCATACTGATGATATTATTCAAGGTGATTTCATTGGATTTGGTGGTGAAGAGTGTTACCAACCTAATACTATCACCTATTATTTCGATGAAGTAGTAACAAATAACATAATTATTGCACCTCATACAGTATATACTGCTGAGGACGATTTGCGTAATGCAGTTGTAGATAATGATGCAATTCTTAAAGTAAAAAGTGATGATAATGTTTTATTTGTTAGACCATTTGTAACAATAGATGAGCAAAGGGATGATATACATAACCTATGCAAATTTGCTAGGCAAATGTCAACATTATGTGAGTTTCCTAATGATAAACAAGTTAAGAGAATTAAGAGGCATTTAAATGCTTGTATTCGTGCAGATATTGAGATGGATGATATAACATTAGATGCACTTGCGTATGATAATGAAATAGATGTAAATGTACTTCGTTTATGGAAATTAGTGCAGACAATTAAACTTGATATGTTCTCATATATCTCATGTAATGATCTTATGGAGTGTTATATCGGAGAAGAAATGTGTGACCATGAAGGTTATGTATTGCATAATGATTATGGTACATTTAAAGTCGTGAATAGAGAAGGATTTAGTAAAGCAAATTTTAATCTATCACCAATGAATCAATAGGGGGGGGTCGTTTAAAGTGTCCTTATAGTGAGAAACAGTTACGGGTTCAACTACTCTGACAAGCACCTCATCCTAACTAGGGGAAGGTTAATGCGAAAGCGAGAAGCAGAGACATGACGTTGAATTAAAAATACTTACCCGTAATGTTTCTCCCACTAATTCA